CTTCGTCGCTGGCGATACCCCGCATTTCTTCAAACTCTGTCGCGGGCCGGTAGCGCGCAACCTTTCGCGCCGTGTCGCCAACGCCGACTTTCTCACCGCAAGAGCAGCATTTTCGGCTGCGCTTCGTCGCAAGCGGCTTTTCGTCGGCTGGCTGATACCACCACCAGTCCGCGCCGTCATGGTCGTATCCAGAATCACAAAACAGGCTCATGTCTTCGCTCCGTAGGTTTTGCCGCCCAACCCATCAGAACGGGTTCCAAATGCCTTGCGAGCCGAGCATGAAATTGCCCAGGCGTTTGCTGTGTTCAGGCTGTAGCTCGAGCACGCCTTCGTCGGTGCCGATGATCAGCACGCCGTCATGATCGATGTTGATGCGTATAGCGTCACCCGCCGAAGCCTTGGGCGCCGCCGGCTCTTCTTTCATCCGTGCGCGCGCCGTTGGCTTCGGCGTTGCCTGCGTGGCAGTAACGGCAGGCGCGACCGGAGGAGGACCCTGATTGCCTGCTGCCGGTGTTTTCTCGCCCACCTCCGGCTGGGGCTTGCTGCTCGTGCCGGGTAGCGGCTTCTGGCCGGCGGTGCTCACGGCGATGCCGGCGCGTTTGATATTCAGTGTCTGGAATTGCGACACGCCGGCGCCGGAACCTTTGCGATATTCATTGCACGCCCGACCTTCAGCTGGCGTGACCTTGCATACGCAAATCTCGCCCTTGGCGACGGGATCAGCGAGCATCGCCTGGACCGATCCGGGCAGGACGTTGCAGGCGGCGGCCAGTTCGGCGGTGCGGATGCTGATCGGCTTGCCGTTCTTGTCGTTGCCGAGGCTGCAGATATGCCGCACCAGCTTGTCGCGGGCGATGGGCGGGCGGCTCACAGCGGCACCTCCATGACAGCGGCGCTGACGACTTCGGTAGCGAGGCCGTAGCCGCGCTGGCTGTAAATGGTGCACTTGAGCTTACCGCCTTCGTTGATGGCGATGGCGCTTTCGCCGCGGCTGGGAATGCAGGCGTCCGCGACCCACTGGCGGTAGGCGAGGCGGTCTTCGGTGTCGCGCTCCAGGCGGTCGAGCAGGCCGATGCTGCCGAGGATGAGGATCACCAAGGCGAGCGCGCCGCCGAGGGTGGCGCCGTAGGCGCGGACCTCTTGCCGGGTCATGCCGCCGCCCGCTCGGTAGTGCATACGTTTCCACGATTCGGCGCGGTGACTTTGACCCGGATCGGTATCTCGCGCCAGCCGGGCGGGATGATGGGCGAGACCTTGACGTCGCCGGTGCCGTTGTCGATGAGGTACATGCCGGCGCGCCGGGCAACCTGGTGCGCTTCGAGCAGGGTGAGGCCGGTGTGGGGGAGGATGGTCGACATGGCGGCGCCTAGTGGAATTTGGCCAGCTTGGCGATGTAGGCGCGCACGCCTTCGGGGGTGCCGCGCTTGCCGAGGAAGGTCTTGCGGCCGTCGGGCAATTTGCGATAGACGATGTAGCTGATCTTGCCGGGCTCGATGGGTTTCTCGAAGAGGACCATGCCGTGGTCGCGGGCGATCTGGCGCGCTTCGACGAGCTGCTGGTGCGGGCTGTGGCGGGTCATGCCGCCACCTCTTCGGGCTCGTGATAGAGATGGAAGGGGATGAGTTCCGGTTCCGGGTGCAGCAGCGGTATCAGCTCGTCCTCAACGCGGCGCGCTTGCGCGATGAGCATGGCGCCGAGTTCGCGCATTTGCGCTGGGGTGAGCGTGGCGGCGGCCATCGGGTCGATCGCTCCGGCACGCTGTGTGATTCTGAGTTCCGCGACCAGCCAGCGCTTGCTGGTGTCTTCATTGACGGCCGTCAGCAGGGCGAGGTCGGGCAGGCCCTTGATGGCGTGGTGGCGGTAGGTTTGATTCCAGATGCTCATGGGTGCCTCCATCGGTGGGTTGATGGAGCGCACTCTATACGGGAACGAATATCCGTGTCAATACGGGAATGAATATATTTTCACAAGAAAAACCCACCGCGCGGGTGGGTTGGTTCGTGGGTGAGAGGTAGAGGCTATCTAATTCCGAGTCCGCTGCTACCGGATATCGAGCTCGCCATCAGGGCGAATGATGCCAGCGCGATCGTGATTAGGGTCAGGACGGCGAAAATCTTAACGATGATCCCGCGATCGGGACGCATGAGCAGCTCGATCATGCGGGTGAAGGTGTATGCGGCAATCATCAGTCCGATCGCTGGGATCATAACGGCCTCGTCTTCTTTTCATCGGCATCGGCAGGGGTTGTAGTTCCTGGGCACCGTGTCTCGCCTTCGTTCAACCACCCCTGCAGGTTGGTTTTCATTTGAGCGGTCGCTGGCGCGCTGGCACCGTAGATCGTGATGTTGGTTCCTGTCGAGGTTGGGGTCAGCATGATGCTCCAAAGTGCGCGAACGTTGAGCATCGAACTCATTGACAGCGAGACTCTGGCATCTTTGACACCCTTGTCGGCGATCACGGTTAATTGCGCCGTGCCGAAGAGTCCCAGTTTGCGCTCGTAGCACGACTTCATCTGCTCCTGCGTTGTACGGTAAGCCGCGTCATAGTCTAGCTTGGTGGTGAATTCTTCGCGCGCACCAGGATCGGCAATTAATTCTGATGGTGTAGCCCGCTGCACACTCGTGGCGCAGCCTGCCAAAAGTAAGGTTGCGAGAACGAGGAGGGCGCCGATGATGAGCGTGGCGACGATTGAGTGATTGAAGGCGTGGGTGCTGGTGGATTCAACGACGCTGTGGCTCAGTCCGGTGCCGGGTATCCCTACGGTGGCGCGCCGTTTTCCGTTGCCAACCGTGACCTTGGCGCCACGGGGACCAATCGATGTGCTGATGCCGGATTTCGAGAGGTTGATACTGATACCCGGCAGTAGCTTGATGCGCTTCTGGAATCTCATTTTTTCTTGCTCTTGGCTTTTTTCGGGGTCGGCTTCGGGGTGCCGTGGCAATGATAGCCGGCCTTCTTGCTGTTGTGGCACCCTTTGGCGTTGGTTCGGCCCGGTGTGGCCTCGGTCGGCGTTGTCGTGCCGATCAGCCCAATGACAATCGATGCCGCGAGCAGGTGTTTGATCGGGGTGGCGCTCATTCAACTATGCCTTTCGGTCAATTGTCATATTTTTCAGCGCGGTGTAGCCTCGCCGCTGACGCAAGTTCCGGAAACAAGATCAGCTGGAATGGTTTGCTTTGGCCTTCGGATAGGCCTTGACGATTTGCTGAGCGTTGCCCAGAAGCACATATTGACCCGCTGGGCTCATTGCTTTTGCCAGCTTGAGAATTTCAGCGACTTGCGGTGGCAGCGCGTCAGGTTCTTTGGTCTTCAGATCCCGGACGTTGGTAGTGGCATAGGCCTTGTGTGCCGCCGCGGTCCCGGTGTAACCGCCCAGCGTGCATTTGAGCGTTTTGGCCAGCTTGATGAGCGTCTTGGTTTCGGGGGTCGATTTCCCTTTCAGGGTGCGACTGATCGTGGGCTGCGGCACCCCAGAAAGTTCGGCGAGTTCGGGCTGGGTAATGCCTCCCGGCCTGAAGTCGCGCATGGCTTTGTCGAGTTCGTCGGCGATGGTCATGGTTTAACTATGCGTGAATGAATTGGCGCGGGCAAGGCGACATTCATTCCCGTATTGACACAGATATTCGTTTGCGTATATCCTGCGGTTTATGAATACGCCACAGGAAGTCGCCGCCGAACTGGCGGCCAGGTTCAATCTGTCCGACCAGGACATTGCCGAACGTGTCAAAAGCACGCAGCCGACTATTTGGCGGGTGCGAACTGGCATCAGCAAGGATTGTTCGGCCTCCCTATTCATTGCCTTGGTCCAATTGCGTGACGAATTGGTCCGTGGCTCGGCAGAGGTTGCTGCCGACGCGGCGCCCGAACCCCATCAGGAGGCGGTGTGATGCGCCAGCTACTCGAGCATCTGCAGGCCATAGCCTTATGGCATGGCGCATCGCTGACCCACAGTCAGACCTTGCACCCGATAAATATTGAGTCGAACGCCAAGAGTGGAGACTTTTCGCGTGGCGTGCTCGCGACGGTTGTCGAGGTCTATTGGCTAGTCGGACAGGCTGCGGATGGACGGCAGGCCATTCTTGATCTCGGCTTTCAGCCACTCTTTGAGCGTGTCGAAGGTGAATGAGAGGCCGGGCTTGAGCACGACTTCCTTCGCTTTGTTCCATAGGGTGTCGTCCTGGATGGCGTCCGCGAATTCGCAGCCAGACCAGGTCAGCCTCGAGACAATGGCGTATTTCACCATTGATCCGCTGCCGGCCATCGCATCGGCCTCGATAAGCCCGGCTTCCCGTAGCCAGATCACATGCGTGATGAATGCTTCCTCCGCGATGCCTTCTAGGCTTTCGAGTGTCTCCCCGTATGGCAATTCGGCGGTTTCGAGAATGATCCGCCGGATGATATCCATGTCTCGTTTCATGGCCAGTCCTTTCGGTGGTGTCGTTGGGTGGTACCGCGATTCTATCCGTCATGGGCTGGCCTCTCTTTTGTCTCCCTCCGCCCGGTGTAAGGCCGGGCTTCGAGCTGTCGGTGTGACATCCACACCGACAGCTTATTTTTTTGGCTGGAAGTCGTCTGTACCTAGCTGTACCTAATTTAGGGAATGAGAGGTAACGCCATGCAAAACGCGCTTTTTCACGACCGCATCGAAGATGCAATTGACGAGGTTTGCCGCGCCGCTGGGGGGCGCAAGAAGGTGGCCTGCGAGCTTTGGCCGGACAAGCCGGCCCGTGATGCGCACAACCTGCTCGATGCCTGCTTGAACCAGGAACGTCGAGAGCGATTGACGCCGTCCCAGCTTCTCTTCGTCGCCCGCCGTGGCCGCGAGGTCGGCTGTCATGCGCTGATGACCCACTTCGATCACGAGTGCGGCTATGAGTCGCGACCGGTTGATCGTGAGGCTCAGCGGGATAGGGTGGTCGAGGTAATTTCGGAGAGCACAAAGACGCTGGCGGCGGCGCTGGCAACACTGGAACGTCTGAAGTAAGCGCGGCATGACGTCTCACCTTCCCTTCGCCGCGATCGCGGCGGCAGCCCTCAATCAGTCTGAGTCGCTGGTGGCCGAATGGCTGCCCGGCGGCCAGAAGGTTGGGCCTGAATACAAGGCGCTGAACCCGACCCGCGCCGACGGCAAGATCGGTTCGTTCTCAATCAACCTAGTCACAGGTGAATGGGGGGATTTCGCGTGCGATGACGCGGGCCGCGATCTGGTGTCGCTGTATGCATACCTGTTCCACTATGGCGACCAGGGCAAGGCAGCGGTGGAGCTGGCCGAGCGCTTTTGCATTGCTTTGCCGCCTCTGGATAAGGGCCGCAAACGCAAGGCGAAGGCGGCGACGCCACCTCCTGCAGCGCCTGCAGAACCACCGAAACCGAAAGAGCCGCGCACCTGGTGGCAGCCGATCTGGCCGGCGCCGGAGGATGCCGGCGAGCCGCCGACGGCAAATCCGAATCGCGGGATGCCGGCACGGATATTCACCTACCGGGCAGCGGATGGCCGGGTTATCGGCTACGTGTGCCGCTTTGTGACCAGCGGCGGCGGCAAGGACGATATTCCGCTGGTGTTTGCGCAGCATGCCAAGTCAGGCAAGCGCGAGTGGCGCTGGATGGCGTTTGCGGAGGAGGGCCGGCCGCTGTTCGGCCTCGATGGCGCGGCCGCCAAGCCGGAGGCGTCGCTGCTGTTTGTCGAGGGCGAGAAGTGCCGCGAGGCGGCGCAGGAGTTGCTGCCCGAGTTGGCGGTGATGTCCTGGTCGGGCGGCTGCAATGGTGTGGGCAAGGCGGATTTCATCTCGCTGTCCGACCGGCCGGTGAAGAAGGCGCTGTTGTGGCCCGATTGCGACGCGAAGCGCGAGAAGCTGACGAAGGCGGAGAAAGAGGCGGGCGTTGATCCGGCCTCGAAGCCGCTGCTGCCCGTGGAGAAACAGCCGGGCACCAAGGCGATGCTGGCCGTGGCCGAACGCTTGCACGCGCTGGGCTACATGGTCTGGATGATTGATGTTCCTGCGCCTGGCGAGAAGCCTGATGGATGGGACATTGCGGACGCGATCGCAGAGGGTTGGACGGGCGCGACCTTGACCGAATACATGCGCGCCGGGGCGGTGCGCTGGCAGCCGCCCGAGAGCGCCGACGCCCCGCCGGCAGACCATGCCGAAACCATTTCTACCCCTTCCGAGGCTGACGCAGGTGAGCGGGAAAAACGACCATTCATCCCGGGCTTGATCTGGAAGGATGGTGAGATCAAGAGCTGCTTGTCGAACATCTACCAGGTGCTGGCGTTTCATCCGGCGTGGAAAGGTGTGATCGCGTTCGATGAAATGGCGCTATGCACCGTCAAGCGCAAAGCGCCACCCTATGCCGAAGGCCGGGTAGGGGAGTGGGACGCGCAGGACGATACGCGCACGGCGATGTGGTTGTCGCGCAACTTCGGCTTTACGCCGGCCTCGGTGATGGTGCTGGAGGTGGTGGAGACGCTGGCCAAGGCCAATGCCTGGCACCCGGTGCGCGAATGGTTGCGCAGCTTGAAATGGGATGGCACCAAGCGGCTCAATGGCTGGCTGAATAAATATCTGGGTGCGCCAGTGACGCCTTACACGACGCGCGTAGCGGCCTGGTGGCTGATGGGCGCGGTGAAGCGCGTGATGCAGCCGGGCGTGAAGTTCGATTACTGCCTGGTGCTCTCGGGGCCGCAAGGCAAGGGCAAGAGCACGACGTTCTCGATCCTGGGTGGCGAGTGGTATGGCGACACCGAGCTGGACCTGCAGAGCAAGGATGCGATGAGCGCCTTGCGCGGCAAGATGATCTGGGAGTTTCCCGAGCTGGGGGCGCTGGCCCGATCCGAGGAGCGCCGGCAGAAGTCGTTCCTGTCGCGTCAGGTGGATGAGTATCGGCCTGTGTATGGCCGGCGCGAGATCAAGGCGCCGCGCCAGGTGGTTTTCGGTGGCTCGACCAATGAGCACGAGTGGAACAAAGACCCGACGGGCGGCCGGCGTTTCTGGCCAATCGATTGCCTGATTGCGGTGATCGACACCGAAGGCCTGCGCAGCGTGCGCGACCAGTTGTTTGCCGAGGCGCTGGTGCGGATCGACGCCGGCGAGCGGTATTGGCCGATCGCCGAGGAGCAGCGCCAGTGGTTTGACCTGGAGCAATTGCGGGTGGAACAGCAGGACAGTCTGCTCGATGCGATCCACGATTGGGTGTATGCCCGTGTTTCCGATTTCTCGATGCACGACGTGACGGCCGACTGCCTCAAACTCGACGCCTCAAAAGTAACACCGGCCCTGCAGACACGCATCGGGCAGGCACTGCGCAAGCTCGGTTGCACGCGAGTGGAGCGCCGCAACGGCATGATCCGGTTCTGGTACAAGCCTCCCGTTAGAAATGAGGCCAGTTCGACGACCGGCACGCCCGATTGGGAGGGCGATGATGTTCCGCTCTGACCCCGCGATGTTCCATACCTTCCACACCTTTACGCCAAGGTATGGAACCCGCGAAGCCTTGGGAGAGAAGGGGGTTCCATACCTTCCATACCTTCCATACCTTTTCTCTCACGTACGTGTGGGCGCGTGCAGGCGTATGCACAGGCCCGTGCGCCCACGCGCGCGCGCACTCCTGACTCACTTTAGGTATGGAAGGTATGGAAGGTATGGAAGAGGGCCACAGGGCAAGGCTTCCGGGGTTCCATACCTCTGCCACACCTCGGCGAGGTATGGAAGGTGAGGGCGAAGATGCCACGGTGCGCGGCCTTCGTCGATGCCCTGCGCGAGGCATTCGGCGCCGAAGAAGTCAACAACGTCATCAAGCGCGGCCTGCGCCCGGAAGCCAAGCCCGAGCATCGCGTGCATTTCGTCGAAGCTGGCCACGAGCTGGGCCGCTCAGCCGGCGTGCTGGGCGTCGAGGTGGTGCCGGCCTTGCCGGTCGAACTATCGGCGCCTGTGCCCAAGCGGGGCCGCCGTTGAGTGCGCCGCCATTTGCCTGGCTGTGGGGTGATCCCGCCGATACGTTGGATCGGCTACGGGTCACCCGTGAGCGAATGGAGAAGTCGGACAAGGAATACCGGGAGCGCGAGCGGCGGCGCAAGGCCCGCAAGATCCGCAAGCTGTTGAAGGCGGCGAAGAACAGAGAACTGAAAGGGCAGCGATGATCGAGTACATCAACGTGCAGCTGAGCATCTGGGGTAAATGGGCGATGCGCCAGAACAGCAAGGGCTTGGGCTATCCCAGCGTCAGCCCGATGTTCAACCAGGCGCAGCACGGCGGCAGCTATGGCAGCCAGTTGCCGCCGGGTGTGTGCGATTGCGAGTACGTGCGCGAGACGGATCAGGCCGTGGCACGGCTGCCTGCTGAGGATCAGGCGCTGTGCGTAGAGTTCTATCAGCGCGGCGGTACGGCGGTCGTAGTGGCGCAGCGCCTGGGTATTGCGGTTCGGACCATGTACGATCGATTGGGTAGAGTTCATCGCGCCATCATGGGCCACCTGAACGACATTGCGGCGGGGTGTTGACATGCCCGCACACTTCCAGTATAAAACCGGCACGCTGTTCGAATTGTCTCCAAAGCCTTGCCACTCACCCGAGTCGCAGGGCTTTTTTGTTGCTCATGCCTAGCGCCGCCGCAAGGCCCTGCAGTCAGCCTGGCTGCGGCGTGTTGGTGCGCGATGGGTCGGGTCGGTGCGCTAAGCACCCAAGGAAAGCCGCTTCCGGTTCATTCGCTGACCGGGAGCGCGGCAGCCGCCACGATCGCGGCTATGGAACGGACTGGGATAAGAAGCGCAAGAAGATCCTGAAGCGCGACTGCGGGCTGTGCCAGGAGTGTAAGCGGAACGGCATCTTGAAGGCGGTAGGCGACAAGCCATTCTCGGCCTATGTGGATCACATCAAGCCGAAGGCCGAATGTCGCGCGCTGGGTTGGACACAGGAACAAATCGACGATGACAGCAACCTGCAGACCCTCTGCAGGAGTTGCCACACCGCGAAGACTGACCTGGAAAAGAATCGGGGTAGGGGGTAGCAAATCTCTACAACTCTTTGCGGCAGGACCGAGCGATAAGTCAAATTTTTACGTGCGGGGGTTTCGGGGGAGGGGGGGGGTAGGGTGCCCCAGTCGAGACGTCTGCACTGTTGATCACTGAACCGCCTCCGGGCGGTTTTTCTTTTGGAGCTACGCCATGGGATCACGAGGACCGCAGCCGCTGCCGGCCAACGTGCATCTCCTGCGCGGGAACCCGTCCAAAAAATCTGCGGAGGATCTGCTCGGCGACTTCAATCCCGAGATCGAGATCCCGAGCTGCCCGGCCTGGTGCTGGAAGGAAGCGAAGAAGGAGTGGAAGCGGATCACGCCGGAGCTGGAGCGCTACGGCCTGGTCTCAAAGGTCGATCGCGCCGCGCTGACGCTGTACTGCCAGGCGTGGGCCGAGTTTGTGTTTCACAAGCAGCGGCTGAGCGCCGACATGGCGCGCGCCGAGGCGCAGCGTGCCGAAGTGGAAGCCAAGGGCGAGATCTACAAGGGCGGCGACGGCATCTCCGTGGCCACGCCAAACGGTGGTTTCACCTATTCGCATCACTGGGTCTGCGCGCGGCGCGCCGAAGACCAGGTCAATAAGTTTCTTGCCGCGTTCGGCATGTCGCCCAGCGCGCGCGGACGAGTACGCACCAGCGACAACCGCCAGCAGACCCTGTTCGAACAGCCTGGAACGGAAGCATGGAACCTGTAGCCCTCTCATTTGCCGACCGCGCCACGCAGTACGCGCGCGCCGTCGTAGCAGGGGATGTCCCTGCCTGCAAATGGCACCGGCTCGCCTGCGTCCGCCACCTCAAGGATCTGGATCGCATCGGCAGCGAGGGCTTCCCCTACACCTTCAACCCCGAACTGACCGACGCTGACGGGATCACCTACCAGCCGGCCGAGCGCGTCTGCAAGTTCGCGCAGCTCATGCCGCACATCAAGGGCGACTGGGCTGGCCGCGGCGAGCTGATCAAGCTCGAAGGATGGGAAGTTTTCATCCTGGTCAGCGTCTTCGGCTGGGTGCATACCGTCACCGGCAAACGTCGCTTCCGCGTGGCCGACCTGATCGTGCCGCGCAAGAATTCCAAGAGCACGCTGGCCGCGATCATCGGCAACTTCATGCTCGCCGTCGACGGTGAGTTCGGCGCCGAGGTCTATTCCGGCGCCACCTCGCAAGACCAGGCGATGGAAGTATTCCGCCCGGCTCGCCTTATGGCGCTGGCCACTCCGATCTACCGGCAGAAGTTCGGCGTCGTCGCCAACGTCAGCAACCTCGCCGTCATCGAGAAAAACGCCAAGTTCGAGCCCGTCATCGGCAAGCCCGGCGACGGCGCCAGCCCATCTTGCGCCATCGTCGACGAGTACCACGAGCACAAGACCAGCGAGCTGTACGACACCATGCAGACCGGCATGGGCGCGCGCTCGCAGCCGCTGATGCTGGCCATCACCACCGCCGGCAGCGACATCAGCGGCCCCTGCTACCAGCACCAGGCCGAGCTGCAGAAGATCCTCGAAGGCACGCTGGAGAATGACCAGCGCTTCGGCATCATTTTCGGCATCGATGAAGGCGACGATTGGACCAGCGAAGCCGCGCTGATCAAGGCCAACCCGAATTACGGCGTCAGCGTCGATGCCGAATTCCTCAAGGCGCAGCAACGCGACGCCCTGGCGGACCCGCGCAAGCAGAACACCTTCAAGACCAAGCACCTCAACGTCTGGGTTGCCGCCGCCTCGCCCTGGCTCAACCTCTACCACCTGCAGCAGGCTGGTGACGCCACGCTCACCCTCGATCAGTTCAAGGGCGAAGAGTGCGTCGTCGGCCTCGACCTCGCCAGCAAGCAGGACATCGCCACCGCCGTGTGGGAATTCAAGCGCCGCATCGATGACGAAGACCACTACTACGTCGTCACCCGCAACTACGCCCCGCAGGCCGCCATCGACAAGGAAGAAAACGCGCACTACCGCGGCTGGGTCAATTCCGGCCACCTGATCGCCACCCCCGGCAACATGATCGACCTGGAACAGATCCAGGAAGAGATCATCACCAGCGCCGAGACCGTGCTGATTCGCGAGATCGCGAAGGATCCCTGGGGCGGCCAGCAGATGGGCGCCAACCTCGCCAAGGAAGGCTTCGAAGTCGTCGATATACCGCAGCAAGTGCGTTACCTCAGCGACCCGATGAAAGACATCCAGGCGCTGGTCGATGCCGGCCGCTACCACCACGACGCCAACCCCTGCACCGTTTGGCAATTCAGCAACGTCGAAGTCGCGCCCGACCGCAACGAAAACATCTTCCCGCGCAAGCTGCGTGCGGCGAACAAGATCGATGCTGCCGTGGCCGCGATCGATGCGCATGGGCGGGCGATGGTAGGCGCCAACGACTCCGACAGCGTCTACAACTCCCGCGGCATCATCGTCGTCTGACCATGCGCACATTGCTCCTCAAACTTCGCGGCCTCGTTGATCTGCGCGACGCCTTCGTCTTTACCGGGCTCGCCCTGGTCGGCTACGGCCTCTACGCCATTTACCCGCCGGTGGCATTCGTCGTCGTTGGCACGGCGCTGTTCTGGATGGGAGCACACTGATGGGCATCGTGTCTCGCCTTGAAGAGCAGCGCGGCTCGGTGATGACCGGCCATCCGCGCGACCCGGTCGTCGCCGAATGGTTCGGCGGCAACAGTTCGGCCACCGGCCTGTCGGTTACCCCGGATACGGCGCTGCGCGTCACCGCTGTCTTTCGCGCCGTCGCCATCCTGGCGCAAACCTACGCCAGCCTGCCGCTCGGCGTCTATCGCCAGTTGGACAACGGCGGCAAGGAACGCGATCGCAATCATCCGCTCGACCCAGTGCTGACCAAGTGCCCGAACCGCTGGCAGACCAGCTTCGAATGGCGGGAGATGATGGCCGGCCACTTCGCCCTGCGCGGCCGCTGCTACTCGGAAATCATCGCCACCGGCGGCAAGTCCGTCGCCGAACTCGTGCCGCTGCACCCAGATCGTGTGAGGCCCTTCCGAGCGCCCGACGGCCGGATCGCATTTGAATACTTCCAGCAGGAAGGGGGCAGCCGCATCATCCTGCAGCACGAGATGCACTTCATGCACGGCCTCACCACCGGCGCCGACGGCATCACGCCGCTGTCGCCGATCGGCGCCTGCCGCGAAGCTATTGGCCTGGCGCTGGCCACCGAAGAGCACGGCGCCCGCCTGTTCGGCAACGGCACGCGCCTGGGAGGCGTACTGACCATGACCGGACACCTCAAGGACGATGCGGCCCGCAACAACCTGCTCAAGAGTTGGAAGGACGCCTACAGCGGCCTGCGCAACACTGGGAAGACCGCCCTGCTCGAAGACGGCATGGACTGGAAAGCGCTGGGCATGACCAACGAGGATGCCCAGTTTCTCGAAGCGCGCAAGATGCAGATCGCCGAAATTGCGCGCATTTTTGGCGTGCCGTTGCACATGCTCTCTGAACTCGATCGCAGCACCAACAACAACATCGAGCATCAGGGCATTGAATTCGTCACCCACACCATCCGGCCCGGCACCGTGCGCCGCGAAGAGGCGATGGAGCGCGATCTACTCTCCGGCGCATCGAGTCGCACTCACTGCATCTACTTTGACCTCGACGGTCTGCAGCGCGGCGACTCCGCATCGCGCTCCACCTACAACAACAGCATGCTGCAAAACGGCGTGCTGAGCCGCAACGAAGTCCGCATCAGTGAAGGTAAGAACCCGTCCACCGCTGCCGGGATGGACGACTACACCGTGCAGCAGAACATGGCCCTGATCCAGTTCCTCGAATCCCTCGGCAAAGCCAACACCCAGCAAGGAGCCACCCAATGAAAACCCGTGAAACCCGCATCGCCGTCGCCGAGCTGCGCGTCCTCGCTGCCGACGGCGCGCCGACCAAGATCGCCGGCCATGCCGCCAAGTTCGATTCCCTCTCCGAGGATCTCGGCGGCTTCCGCGAGCGCATCGCGCCCGGCGCCTTCGCCAAGTCCATTCAGTCCAGCGACATCCGCGCCCTGTGGAACCACGACGCCAACATTGTGCTTGGCCGCAACAAGGCCGGCACCCTGCGCCTGTCCGAAGACAGCGCCGGCCTCGCCTTCGAAGTTGATGCCCCCGACACCCAGCTGGTGCGAGACATGGTCATGGCCCCCATCGCCCGCGGCGACGTCAACCAGTGCAGCTTCGGCTTCTACACTGTCGACGACAAGTGGGCAAAGGTCGATGGCGAATGGATTCGCACCCTGCTTGAGTGCGATCTGCTTGACGTCTCGCCCGTCACTTACCCCGCCTACCCCAGCACCGACGTCGCCGTGCGCAGCCTGCAGGCCGCGCAAGCCTCCGTCGTGCCGCCCGCCGAACTGTGGCGCGCCGATCTGATGCGCCGCCGCCTGGAGTTGTCGCAGTAACCCGTTCTTACCCCGTCACCGGCCGCCCTGGGAAACCACGGCGGCCTTTTTGTTTCCGGCAATCCGCTCACGCCCTGGCAGCGGATGCCTCGCGGTGTTCTCCGCCAGGGCTCTCTTCGAAAGGAACCACAATGAAAAAGAAGCATGTATTCGGGATATTGATTGCCGTCACCCTGGCGGCGCTTTCCCCCTTCGCCCTGGCGGCCATCGCATCACCGCCGGATCTCCTGCTTGGGCTGCAGCACGCCCTGGCGTCAACCGACTCCACCTGGCTCAGTTATGCCGGCCTTGCCATCGGCAACATCAAGCTGAAAGAGCTGCGCGACCAGCGCGGCAAACTGATCCACGATGCTCGCGCCATCCTCGACAAGGCCGATGAAGAAAAGCGCGCCCTGACGGAAGCCGAGGACAAGACCTACAAGGAAGTCTTCGGCAAGGCCGACGAACTGCGCACGCGCATCGAGCGTGAAGAGCAGCTCGCCGAAGCCGAGCGCACCGCCGCCGAGCAGTCCCTGCGCGGCAAGCCCGGCAATGAAAATCCGGAAGGTCAGCGCACAGCCGGCAAGCGCGGCAGCGACGAATACCGCGCAGCCTTCGACCGCTTCATCGCCAGCGGGCGCACCGCCCTGTCCGAATCCGAGATCCGCGCCCTGCAGGCGGACAGCGATTCTGGCGGCGGCTTCATGGTTGCCTCCGAGCAGTTCGTCGATACCCTGATCAAGGGCGTCGACGACATGGTCTTCATCCGCGCCAAGGCCACCAAGTACCGCGTCGAATCGGCCGGCTCGCTGGGCGCACCCTACCTGGCCGCCGATCCGGACGACGCCAATTGGACGGCCGAAATCCTCACTGGCTCCGAAGACAGCACCATGAGCTTCGGCAAGCGCTCGCTCACCCCGCACCCGCTGGCCAAGCGCATCAAGGTCAGCAACAAGCTGATGCGCATGAATGCCGGCATGGGCAACCTGGTCGCCAATCGCCTGGCGTACAAGTTCGGTATCTCGCAGGAAAAGGGCTTCATGACCGGCTCCGGCGCCGCGCAGCCGCTGGGCATCTTCACCGCCAGCAACGACGGCATCCCCACCTCGCGCGACGTCTCCACCGGCAATGCCGCCACCGCGCCGACCTTCGACGGCCTGATCGCCGCCAAGTTTGCACTCAAGGGCAACTACTGGAACAAGGCGGAGTGGATCTTCCATCGCGACGTGCTGGCCGTCATCGCCAAGCTGAAGAACGGCGAGGGTGACTACATCTGGCGCGAAAGCGTGCGAGCTGGCGAGCCGGATCGCCTGCTCAACCTGGCGGTGAACATGTCGGAATACGCGCCGAGCACCCTTACCGCCAGCCAGTACGTTGGCGCGCTGGGCGACTACAGCCAGTACTGGATCGCCGACGCCCTCGACCTGCAGGTGCAGCGCCTTACCGAGTTGTACGCCGAGACCAATCAGATGGGCTTCATCGGCCGCCTGGAGTCTGACGGCATGCCGGTGCTGGCCGAAGCCTTCGTCCGCGTCAAGCTCGCCGCCTCCTGACCCACCCCTTCGCGCTAGCGGCCCGCGCAGGCGGGCCGCATCCGCAACCAGATAAAGGAAACGCATCATGAATCTCAGCAAAGACATCAAGGTCACGGTGGTGGAAGCCGCTGCCACTGCCGCCACATCCGAACTCGTCTCCGACGTACTGGATATGTCCGGTTTCGACGGTGTGATGTTCATCGCCCTCACGGGCGATGTGACCGCCGCCAGCGTTTTGACTCTCACCGTCAAAGCCAACAGCGCTAACAGCGTCAGCTCGCCGACGCCCGTCACGCAGAAGGCCACCGCAGCGGTGACCGCCGGCGCCACGGATTCCGACAGCAAGGTGCTGATGGTCGACGTCTATAAGCCGACTCTGCGCTACGTGTTCGCCAGCCTGACCCGTGCCGATCAGAACGCCGTCATCGGCGGCGTCATCGCCATCCAGTACGGCGCCAAAGCCAAGCCCACCACGCAGGACGCCACCGTCATCGCCAGCGCCTTCGGCGTCGGCCTGGCTTCCTGATTCACCTGATCCACCCGTAACACCCTGCAGGCCGGCATCGCCGGCCTGCTTTCCCGCGTCTTTGGACTACTCGGCGATCGCCGGGGCAACCAGTGGAGATTTACCATGGATAAAAGCTACCAACCCAAGGTCTACCGCAAGCAGGGCGGCGATGAGCAAGTCATCGCCAGCGGCGGCGTGCAAACATTCGAATCCGGCGGCACGCAAACGCTGGCGGCCGGCTCGCAGCTCAACGTGCGGGGCACCAAGTTCGAAGCGCAGGGCGCCCCTACCGCCAAGACGGTCGCCAACACCCTGACCATCGCCGAGCTGCTGACCAAGATCATCAACGCCACGCCCACGGCAACGGGCGCCACCGCGGCCTACACGCTGCCCACTGGTGCGTTGATCGATGCCGGCGTGACCATGGCAGTCGATGACAGCTTCGACTGGTGCCTGATCAACAACGCGCTGGCCGCCGCCGACACCATCACCGTTACCGCAGATACCGGCCATACCATCGTCGGCAATCCGATCGTGCAGTCCCTGCACTCCAGCACGGGCGGCATCATGGGTTATTCGTCGATGTGGCGGACCCGCAAGACCGCTGCCAACACCTTCGTTACGTATCGGATTGCGTGATGAGCTACATCAAGCGCCTGGCCGCCGTGGCGGTGACCACGGCGGCCGACGGATCGGCCACGGCCTATTCTGAGGTCTGCACCGGCAAGGTGTCGACCATCCGCTACGTCAAGACCGATTTTGCCGACGGCGCCACCATCACCGTCACCAGCGAAGCCACCGGCGAGTCGATCTGGACCGAGACCGGCGTCAACGCCAGCGCGACGCGCGCCCCGCGTCAGGCCACGCACTCGACCGCTGGCGCTGCCGCGCTGTATGCCGGCGGCGGCGCGGCCGTCAACGACAAGATCGCCCTGGCCGTCGACCGCCTCAAGATCGTCATCGCCAACGGCGGCAACGCCAAGAGCGGCGCCTTCCACATCGTTATGGAGTAAGCCATGCACATCAAGCACACCACCCTGATGTCCGGCCCCGCCGGCAACTTTCCGATTGGCCACGAACGGGAGATCGACGACGCCGAAGGCCGCGACCTGGTCACCGGCGGCTACGCCGTCGAGCTCAAGCGGCGCGCCCCCGAAACCGCCACCGCCCGCCCCGGCGAAACCACCACTGCCGCCGAGCAGGAAGCGGCCAAGCATCTGAAGGCGATTGCAGCGGCAGGCAAGGGCGGCGGCAAGGGCGGCGGCAAGGGCGGCGGCAAGGGCAAGCGGACCACTCCGCCCGCCGTCCCGCCAGCGCCGACTTCTGCGGGCGGGAGTGCAGACGTCTCGCCGCCCGGCATCATCGGCGGCGTGGGGTCGGGCGAGTAACACCGCATGACCGCACTGGTCCAATTCGCCGCGCCGGCGGTCGAGCCGCTTTCGATCGCCGAAGTGATGGCCCATTGCCGGCTTGACGCCAGCAACCAGGAGCCCGCGCCCGGCGCGCTCACCTGCGCACTGGCCTCGCCCGCGGTGGCCGGCAGCGTCACGGCCGGTGCGCATCGCTACCGCGTCACCTTCGGCACCGCCGACGGTGAGACGGAAGCGGGCGCCATTTCCAGTGCCGTCACGGTGGCCGATGCCGCGGTGAATGGCAAGGTAGCGCTGTCGGACATCCCGCTGGGCGGCGCGCTGGTCACCGCGCGCAAGCTGTGGCGCACGAAAGCTGGCGGCGATATTTATTACCTGCTGGCCACCCTCGCCGACAACACCGCCACCACCTACACCGACAACATCGCCGACGCCGCGCTGGGCGCCGGCGCGCCCAGCACCAACAGCACCAGCGACCCGCTGCTGTCCGGGCTGATCAAGGCCGCCCGCGTGTCCGCCGAGACCCTCACGCGCCGCGCCCTGATCACCCAGACATGGGATCTGTACCTCGATCAATTCCCCTGCGGCGCGATCCACATCCCGAAGCCGACGCTGCAGTCCGTCTCCGCCATCACCTACCTCGACAACGACGGCGTCGAGCAGACGCTGGCCGCCGATCAATACCTGGTCGATGCCAAGGCCGAGCCCGGCCGCATCCTGCCGGCCTATGGCCTGACCTGGCCAGTCGCCCGCCGCCAGGCCAACGCCATCAAGGTGCGCTTCGTCGCCGGCTACGGTGCCGCCGCGGCCGTGCCGGATGGCATCAAGCAGTGGATGAAGTTGCGGATTTCGCATCACGTGGATTTCCGCGCTCCAGTCAACGTCGGTAGTAGTGTTGCCGAATTCCCGCGCTCATTCATCGATGGCTTGCTTGATGACTACGCGGTGCCAAGCTTCAACTGGGAGCCTGACTGACATGGCTCTCGCCCGCCTCGATCAGCGCATCGTCCTGCAGACCGCTACCCTCACGCGCGACAGTGTGGGTGGCCCGGTCGAAACATGGGTGGACACGGCCACGCTGTGGGCCGAGGTACGCCCGGTCTCGGCGCGCCAGGCCACCCTCGCCGCGCAATCGCAGGTCATTGCGCGGCGCGCGGTGCATTTGCGCTGGCGAGCCGGCCTTTCCGCGGGGCAGCGCGTCAGGTTCAATGACACCACAACGGCGCGCGTGGCATGGGTTGAGGAATACCCGCGCGAGGGCAAGGCCGTATTGCTCGTGGAAGATGTTGATGGCTAGCAGCGTCGAAATCAAAGGCCTCGCCGAGCTGCACAAGACGCTGCAGGATCTGCCCGCCAAGATCGAGCGCAACGTCCTGCGTGGCGGCCTGCGTGCCGGGGCCAAGGTGATGGAAGTCGCAGCAAAGGCACAGGTGCCAGTCAAGCACGGCGATCTTCGTCAATCGATCCGGGTATCGATGCGGGTCTCGTCGAAAACCGGCACCGTGCGCGCCCAAGTGAAGGCGGGCGACAAGAAAGCCTGGTACGCCCACCTGGTCGAGTTCGGTACCGCCCGCCACTGGATCAAGCCGAAGAATCGCAAGAGCCTGTTTATTGCCGGGTTGATGAAGGAAATCGTCGATCACCCCGGCGCACGCGCCAAGCCTTTCATGCGGCCCGCCTTCGACGGCAAGTGGCGGCAGGCCATCGACGCCATGGCGGACTACATCCGCACCCGGCTGCCGAAAGAATTCAAGAAAGCCGGCAAATGAGCGCCGAACTCGTCATCAAAACCCTGCTCGATGCCAGCAGCGGCCTCGCCGCGCTGGTGTCCACGCGGCTGTACTCCGGCGCGCGTCCCGAAGGCGATCCGCTGCCCGCCGTGGTTTGGGTCGAAGTGTCCGACCTGCCGCGCCCGCCGATCGACATCACCACCGGCACCGAGCCGATGAGCGGTCGCATCCAGGTCAATTGCCTGGCCACCACCTCGGCCGGGGTCAAGGCCATCAAGGACGCCGTCATTGCCGCCTGCCACAAGCAGAGCGGCGTGATCGGCGGCATCACCGTGCAATCGGTTCTGCAAGACAGCGCAGGGCCGCGCAGTTACGACGCGCTGGTGGATACCTTCCAGCAGCCCGTCGATTTCATCGTGCAGTACCTGCGCTGACGTTTTCACCGCCCGCTTCACCACCCATGACCCGCTTCGGCGGGTTTTGTTTTTTGGAGATCATCATGACCATCGCCGCCGGCGTTGCCAAGCAACTGCGTTACAAAGTCGAATCCGCCTTCGGCACCGCGCCCGGTGCCACCGGCGCCCAGGTTCTGCGCCGGGTGTCCTCCACCCTCGATCTGTCGAAGGACACCTACCAGTCCGGCGAGATCCGCGCCGACATGCAGATCGCCGACATGCGTCACGGCGTGCGTCGCGTTGGCGGCAACATCAAGGGCGAGCTGTCGCCAGGCACGTATAAGGACTTCATTGCCGCTGCCCTGCGCAAAGCCTGGGCCGCCACCACGGCCATCACCGGCATGTCGATCACCGTCGCCGGCAGCGGGCCCTACACCATTACCCGTGCCGCCGGCGATTTCCTCGCAGGCGGCATCAAGATCGGCGACGTAGTGCGGCTCACCGCCGGCAGCTTTGTTGCTGGCAACCTCAACAAGAATATCCTGGTGACGGGCGTTACCGATACCGTCATCACCGGCATCGTGCTCAACGCCAGCGCCCTGACGGCCGAAGGTCCGATCGCCAGCGCCACGCTGACCGTTGTCGGTAAAAAAACCTGGGTGCCCACGAGTAGCCACACGGACCTGAGCTACAGCATCGAGCACTGGTATTCCGACATCAGCCAGTCGGAGCTGTTCCGCGGCTGCAAGGTCAATACCGTCGGCATCAACCTGCCGCCTACCGGCATGGCCGAGATCGATCTCGGCTTCATCGGCCAGGACATCACCACCGACAGCAGCGTCTACTACACCAGCCCGACGGCCGCCACCGCCACCGGCATCGTCGCCGCCGTCAATGGCGCGCTGCTGGTCGGGGGCACGCAGATTGCCATCTGCACCGGCCTCTCGCTCAACATCGCCGGCGGCTACAGCGGCGACCCGGTCGTCGGCGCCAACACCATCCCGGCGCTGCTGCCGGGCCGTGTTGTCGTAGGCGGGCAATTCACTGCCTACTTCACCGACGGTACCCTGCGCGACAACTTTATCGACGAAGACGAGATCACCCTGGTCGTCGCCCTCACCACCAGCAACGCCGCCGCCGCCGATTTCCTGACGCTGGTGCTGCCGCGCATCAAGGTCGGCGGCGCTGGCAAGGACGACGGCGAAAAGGGCCT